AGTTGTACGTTCATGTTTTCTCCAAATAAGTTTTGTACTGCTTACAAAAATTAGCGACCTGACAGTACGATTTGCAACGTACTCGCTCGCCTTCTCTAACCTCCACGGTGTAACCCTTGGAGTCCTTCAAAGAAGTGAATGCAGCATTCGCGTCTTCTAAAGTTGGGTGGACTGACTTAGCCCGGACATTGCCGGTCTTGATCAGTGCGTAGGTTGTGGGTCTTTCCCACATCTCATCCGTAGAACACTCCGGCATTTCATCGTCTAGCTGGAGTGCAAAGTAGGCATCGTTGTGTTTTGATAGTCGTGATTTGACATAGGCTTCACGGGCCTCAGAAGGCCACAGGGGGATGTCAATCACAGCGACGGGGGATTGTGGGTATCCATCCTTCGTTTGCGCTTCACGGGCCGTCCAGTCCCTTACGATAGCTACGATCTTGGCAGCTTTGACAGGCACGTTCTTGCAACGTTCAATCAACCAAGCGTAAACGTTCAACTGGTTGTGCCAGTCTTGTTTCTCATTCATCACGGCCCAAGCGCCGGTGACTTTGTAGTCTGAGATGATGATGCCGTCTGATTCTACTTCTTGGAGGTCCATCTGACCTGACAAAGTCCAACCATCAAGTTTGGTATAGAGGCGTTCCTCGATGACGTGATGGGAGTCTTTGCCATGCTCAAGGACTTTATGAACGGCGGAGCCGAACAGTTGCCATACCATCTCTGAAGCATCCTGTTCTAAATCATCCCAATGCTTATGCTTAAGACTCACAATCTGAGGAGAGTTAAGAAGCTCAGTCACCGAGATATGAGAGTCACCCTTGGTATAGGTAGGCCTCTTGATGACGTTGATAAACGTCTGAGGTAAATCAAATTTGTTTGTCAACTTCATGTTATCTCCTGTCTGCTAGTTGTGTAGTCAATATAGCAGGTAGGTTTAGGCATGTCAACTAGGTTTAAACTCCATAAATATTTATGGAGTTTTGATGCGACGCGCAGCCAGGGTTGATGAAAATCAAGGACTTATCGTCAAGGCACTAAGGGCTTGCGGGGCGACAGTCCGGGTTATCAGTCAGGGTGATGGCATACCTGATTTGTTAGTTGGGTACCGAGGCCACACGATCTTGATGGAAGTAAAAGACGGAAGCAAACCACCGTCCGCGAGACAACTCACTCCGGCAGAGCAAATCTTCTTTGACCAATGGACTGGCGGGAAGTTATTTATCGTGAACAACGTAGAAGAAGCGCTTGATGTATTGAAGGATTGCCGATAGCATTGGGGCTGTAGTCCATGTGTGTCTCCCTGTTGGAACTTAGCCCCTTGCAATAAGGGGCTTTTTTTTTGTTGACATGCTTTTAAGTTCCTATACAATTTGTTCCGTCGGTCTGGCAACCGGCAGCGCTAAGGTGAACCCCAGAGTATTTAGGTGGGGCTTGTGTGGTCACAATGTCTTCCTTAGCAGACTGCGTGATTGCCCATGCCAAGGGCCATGCCCCTCCTAAGTCTTCTGGGGTTTTTCTTTTGGCACCGACCGTACTCCGCACGAGAGTAGGGGCCGCAAGTGGGGCTGCTCGGAGTTAAACCGCACACGGTATGCCGTAAGGCTAGGGGGCAGATCCCGAACAATCCGTGGGACTCGCCGTAGGCCCAAGTCCGGGGGTGTGAGAGTTAACCCGTCTCGCACATGGGCCTCCCGCAAGGGGGTGGAATCCTCTCTCCTTACCCTTTATGGGGTAGGGGGAGCCTTTGGGTGGAATTACCTACAGATTGGGTTTATTGGGTTACGCTTCCCACAATAACTTTTGACCGCGCAAAAGTTCGTCGGTATCAATTCTTGGCCTTGAGGTTCTGTGCCAATTACCGCCTCCTCTTTCGCCAATACATTTCCAGTTACTAGCACGTAGAGATGCGCCGCCTTCTTCTGGAAGCGTGTAAGTAATGAGACGTTTGTACCCAAGCGCTTTTGCTGCCTTCCAAGCGGCTGAGTAAAGCATGGAGAAAGCGTTTTTAGTGCCATCGGTACAGCACCGATTTACTTCTAACGTCCACCCATCGTCAAGCATTCGTGAGACGGGTCTTCCTACGATAGCAACGCCAACTACTTTGTTGTTATCACTGACGGCGATGCAAAACTTGCAACCTTGGACGGGTTTGTGATGGCGGTGAAAAGAAGCTACAAAAGCGTTAGCTTCATCAAAATTAATTGGTGATATTTCCATCAATAAATTCGTCGAGGCCCGATCCTGTTAGGACGTATGTTCCGTCGATGGTTATGTACTTAGACCTCAACCATTCGTAGCGTTTAACCTGGCGTTCAAGTTCTTCGATCCGTAGCGCCGCTTTTTTTGCAACAGCGGCGTCTGCCCACGGACCGCTAATTCCTTTTAGGCGGTCTACTAAGTTCATTGTTTAAGTCTTTCAAAAGTTCTTCGGCTAGGGCTTTGATGGCTATGGACTTTAGCATCAGCGAATATGCTTGGCGATAGGCAAATTCTGCATCGGCTTGGAGCTGTTCCACCCGGACTTGGAGTTGCACCCGTGGGTCAATCTTGATCATGTTTTAATCCTTCTTTCCAGCCTTCGTTGTAGGCAAGTGAAATGTTTAATTTAGTAGCAGGAACTTTGTGGAAATGACGGTAAGCATCCCAAAAGCCAGCGCGAGACAAAGTTTTATTTGGTTTGGACTTACTGGCTTTATCGTAAGCATCTAAAAAAGCGTGTTGACAAGCATCAAGATCTTCTTTGGATGGCTTTTTTCTTGCAATAAAAATATTCAAACTAGCGAGTCTTCTCCCTGATTCCGTTTCTTGCCCAAGGCAATCTCGTAATTTGTCAAGGCGTTGGGGATGACGAAGTTTTTGTAGACCTCGGTGTTCAAGTTGCCTAACGCGTTCTCGAGTGACACCAAAAGCTTGGCCTGTTTCTTCTAGGCTATGTTGTTCCATGCCATGAAAACCAAAGCGCATCTTTAAAAGTTTTTCTTCTCGTGGCGTGAGGGTTTTCAGCATGTCATTAACTTTTTCTTGGATTTCTTTTTTTTGCATCATGTCTTCAAGAACCAGAACTTCTTCTTCACCGCCGTAGGTAAGCACGGACATCTGATGTTTATCAAGCAGCACACGGCCTGTGTTGGTCGTTAAGGTATTCCACAGTTGATCTTCGGTCCACAGATCCTCTGGCAACGCACAAAAATAGTCTAAGAGTTTTTGTGCAGCAACCGTATACGTACCGTCTTGTTTTAGTGGGCTTTCTTTAAGTCCTATCAAGCCATGTACGCTTGACATCGATATGTTTGCTTCTCTGCAAAATTCAGCAATTGATTGGAAGCCAGCATTTTCGATGGCACTCAGCAGTAAGTTGTTTTTGATTTTTATATCAACTCGATACTCTTTCATGTTTTATCTCCGGGGAATATTCAGTTGTTGAAAATGTGGTCTGACACTTGGTACATTTTCTAACTCGTTCTACATAAAAACGTTTTTTTGTTGGCTCTACAAAGTGTCGTGAATCAATAACTTTTGTTTTGTAAGAACTAAATGTTTCATCTGCACAGTATGGACATTGCATATCATTTTTTCTCTTTCCAACCTTCAATAAACCCATCGGCCCAAGCCTTTTCCCAACAGATACACCACAGTTCGTACGATCCATCGAGCGGGAACTTGAAATCTTCTTTACCTTTCATCATCGCTTTAACATCTCTTCGCTTAATGAATGCTTCCCAAGCTTTGTCTCTGTCAGGGTTAACAAGGGGTACGTCATCGAACAGTCCTTTCCTTTGACCTTTGGCTTTTTGAAACTTGTTGTGGTCACCGCTCATGTGTTCTTCTCCTTTAGCTTGGCAGTGTAGGTCGTCACTGCACTGTCTTTACTTCGTTGCCCTCTGTAGACCGTTCCATCTCCGTAGAAATTACCGCCATCTACCTCTAGTGCTTGACGCAGTTCATCAATCTCCTCCTGCATTCTTTCCTGAATCATGCGTGCGGTAATTATTCTCTCCTGATGATCGGGGTGTTCCTCGCACCTTTCGCTCCAAGTTTTAATGTGTTTCATACCTCACCCCCAGTCGCCTTGGCGATGGCGGCGCGGGCTAGTTCCGAGTCGCTGAACGCGCTTTCGTCGGGCGCGTCAAGCCATGCGATCACGGATTTCAGTGCCTCCAGCAGTTCCGGCGCAGCGGCGATCAGGCGGGCGTTGGCTTCTGATGTTTCCATACGCTTTCCGTCCATTGACAACGCGGTCACAAGTTCTCGTCCGCTGTTGACGTACAAGGAATAGCCGCTTCTGTCGTAGGTCCACGGCCCCGGTGTGTGTTTCATAGCTTCTCTGCTCATGTGTTCTTCTCCTTTAGCTTGGCTTCAACGGCACGGACAAAGGCTTCTTCTGGCCCCCAACAACTATTAAACCCAATCTCACGATCAATAATTTCTGATACCTCATCATCCGTCAGCCCAACCCATTGCTTGCCAATCAGTTCTAATACGTCACTACACATCACCTTGACCGCGTTGTACCCCTCGTGATCGCCTCGGTCTGCGAGGTCGTAAGCCTCGCACATAATCCGCTGCCTGATCTGTTTAATGTCCATGATTCTTCTCCTTCAAGGCTTGTTCAATGGCTCGGGCAAAAGTCGTATTAGTCCAAGCCGCAGTCCAATCTCGTTTGTAACAAACACTGTTTATTTCTTGATCCGTCAGCCCAACCCATTCACGCTTTGGTGACAGGTCATCTCGCCGTCTCAATCGCATCTGTGCTTGCAAGTTAGGGTCGTCAACAACTTCATAGACTTCTGAATCTTCAGATTCATATCTCACAACGCGGTAATCAACTTCGTGAATCAATTCACAATCACAGCACTGCATGAGATAACCCTGCGGCTTGGGGCATACCCAATTACACCAACCATCTTCAACTTCTTCCTGCGGTTCGCAATCACCCCATACTCCAACTTCTCCGACTCGCGCTAAATCTGTGTCCAGTGCTTGGCGTAGGGCGGCGATGACTCCTTCTAGTTTTTGGTCGCAATACACGTCATCCGCAATCTCGTTCAACATATTAAGCGCCATCTGCATAACTTCTCTGCTCATCGCTCCCTCGCTTTCAGCATCGCGTCTGCTACATCGTAAGAACATTGTGCCAACTGATCGTCGGGTGGTACGAAGTGGCCCTTAGCTGCTGCGTAATCAATAAATCCCTGCATCGCCTTCCCTGCAAAGTAATCACGAAGTGGTGTGTTGTTCTGAGGTTGGCAGCAATGTCCGCACCGAGGGCATTCAAATTGCTGTGACGCTTTCCTCAATCGACTTACATGGCCTTTGTCATAGCCAGTCTGTTGCGCGATATCTTTAATCGTAAGCGAAGGATCTTTGACTAACTCACGAACCTTTGTGTAACGATTCATGTCCTTGCTCCTAAACCAAACGGGTTATTCCAATTCATTGGAACTTTAGGTTTACGTGCTTGATAGTTTTTATGTTCTTCTTTGACTTCGTAGTAATTCACGATGGTCTTTTTCCAAAGAATGGTTTGTTGTTTAAATCCTTTTGATTTCAAAACCATATCTTCTGCTGCCATTTCATCTAACAATTGACCGGCTCGCTTCGCTGTGAAGTCAAACTTCTCGCCAATCGTCCAAGCATTTACTGGGATCTTTAACTTCTTAAGATAGTCAAAGATCATTTGTTTTCTTTTTTCTTTAGGCATCTTTACTTGTTTCATTAGCTTTCTCTTTTACAAACTTAAAAGCGTCAGCCATTGATAAGCCTTCTGGAATATCTTCCAACTCAGAAGTCTTGACCCATCGTCCTACGTACGTAAGACCGCCAACGTCTTCAGTATGAACAGCAAGAATGCCAAACCGTTTTGACATGACAAACTTCATTGATCCACCAGGTATGGCAAGCAGTACATCTTTTAAGTTGTTTTTGTTCATTGCTTTCCCTCGTAATCAATCTCAACCGACTCAGCAAATCCAAATACCTTACCGTTATTTTTCGCATATTCAATATCTATCTTCCGCGCCATCTCATACAGGGTTTTATATCCTTGAGTTTTAAAGATGTGGTCTTCCAACATCCGTACGGCAGGCAAGTATTTAGCACCCTCACGATCAACTTCTTGTTTCCATTCTTGGATTTGTTTTTCTTGCTGTTGAATCAATTTGTCCTGTTGTTCTATTAACAGTTCGTACGCCTGAATTAGTAAATGATTTTTCATGTTGTATCTCCTGGTTCAAAATTGATTGTTCTCGTTCCATCTTTTTTCTAAGCTTCTGTTTGAATTTGTATCTCCTTGCTATTTCAGCTCTAGTTAGCTTAAATCGGGGCTTATCTTCACCAATCCCAAGGGTATAGATTTTTGTAGTATCTGCACCTCGGCTATTCTTTATCCAACCTGAGATATGCACCGCACCAACATCATGTAAGGCACGCAAATAAGACTGAGCTGTCACGATGTGCAGTCCTGTTTCTGCACAAATGTTCTGAGGTGTACACCCGTCAAATAACATCTTGATCATTCGGGCGTACAACCTTTCGTTCATCTTGATCATGCTTGGTCGTTACCCCAAAGCTTCCACTCTTCACCGTCTTTGACGATCTTCTTTGTATCTGACATAGCAGCGTCATAACCGGCACGGAATGCTCTCCCATAAGAGGATCTGGAGAACATGAACTTGTTAGCCTTGATATCAATCTTCAATTCTTCGTACCACTTAGCCCATGCGTCATAGGCAGGATGAATCTCGGCAGGGCAAGTTCGTCCTTGGTTACATTCACCATGACACGGTGGGCAACTAAGACTATTCATGATGTGTCTTGCTCACTAATTTAAGTTGATGAGTACTCATACATTCACCCGTAAACGTGTCATACAAACTGCCTGTAATTACATCGGCAAGGTAACGTTTGCCGCTGATGTCAACAAAACAAAAGTCCCGATGCTTGATGCCGTAAAGTGTCTTCACGTAAACTTCAAATGACGGTCTTTTTTTTAAGCCGTCCATGTATGACGATTCAATGCACATAACGTTCGGCTTCTTCTTTCTAACAACAGGCCTTTCCATTTCAAAATTGTTCATGATCGCCAATCCTGGTACGAATTGCTAACGTTGCCATACGGGATTCAGCAATAGCCTCGAGGCCACATTCAATAGCCTCTTCAAAGTTTTTTTCCTCACACAAGTTATACATTTTCTTCAGTGCATCAATGGCTTGCATGATATGTAACGAGTGGTCCATGTTTTCTCCTGTCTGTTAGGTTAAACATAAATATACCAGTTGACTTTGGTAAACGCAAGTGGTATTCTGACTACTCTTTCACACTTTTATGGAGTCGAAATGGAGCAGGCTAGGAAGATGTTTGAGACGATGCTGACTGCGTCAGGCAAGTCAGCGCCGATATGGGATGGACGTAAATACACTACGAAGAACGTGCAAACGTACTGGCGTTGGTTTTGGCTTGGCTATTCAATGAGCGGCAAATGACACAAATTAATATCGACATCATTCATATTGGAGCTGGGACTCAGTCTCGAGCCGAGATCAACGAGCAGGTCGTCAGCGATTACGCTGAGGCGATGGATCATGGATCGATCTTTCCTCCAGTTCAGTTGTATTACGACGGCGTTAACTACTATTTGGTAGATGGATTTCATCGATACCACGCACACCGACGGCTGAAGAAAAAAGCAATCGATGCTGACGTTCTGCCAGGAACTTTGCGCGATGCGATTCTTCACTCGTTAGGGGTCAATGCTTTACATGGACTTCGTCGGACGAACGATGATAAACGCAAGGCTGTCATTACGATGTTGGAAGACATCGAGTGGCAGGATTGGGCAGACAACGAGATCGCAAGGAACTGCAAGGTATCAGCTCCACTGGTAGCGAAGCTAAGAAAAGAACTTGGCGCAGCAAGGACCACGAGGAAGTTCAACACCAAGACAGGCAAGACATCCGAGATCAAAGTTGAGCCACCAGAACCAAAAGAAGAATTCGATCCAAAGCAGGATGCTGTTGATGATCTTCTGGCAGAGAACGAATCTCTAAAGGATCAGTTAGCTGTTGCCAAAATGGGTGACACGCCGGACGCATCGATGGCGCAGGAAACGATTGAATCCTTACGGGAGGAGATCAGAATCCTCAAGATCGAAAACGAAGCGCTTCGCATATCTCGAGATACTTTTCAGAACGAGAACGCGCAGTTGAAGAAACAAGTCGCTATGCTTCAAAAGAAATGAAGATTAACGCACGTAAAGCCATGACGATGGCAATCCAATCTTTAGAACTTTGGAAGAAGACTTATCCTGTTGATTGGGAGCAGCACGATGAAGACGCACTTCAAGCATTACAAGAGAGTCTACATTTATGTGAGACGCCGATTCCAGAGGAGCGTGTACGACTGCTTGCGTTGGATTACAAAGGTTGGCGTTTAGTCCGAGCAACGGAGAAGGAACACGGCATTTACTAACCCACGCCGAGGGGTGTCTCGGCAGGAGAACTTATGCTTAATTTACGGGACTATCAAAACGCCACACTTGAGGCGTTGAGACAGGGATTTGCAAAAGGGAAGCGCTGTCAAATCTTATACGCGCCTACGGGTGCTGGAAAGACTGAGATGGCGATAGCTCTACTGAATGCCACAAAGCAGAAGGGCAACAAAGCGGCGATGATCTTAGACAGGATTATTCTATGCGACCAAACGAGTAAAAGACTCGATAGGTACAACATTGACCACGGTGTACTTCAAGCAAAGCACTGGCGATGGAGGCCGTACGAAAACATCCAAGTCTGCTCCGCGCAGACACTTGAGAAGCGAGGATCGTTTCCAGGTCTTAACCTTTTAATCGTTGATGAGGCGCATACCACGCGTCAGCAGACGATGGACTTCATCAAGAACAATCCAGACGTTAAGGTGATCGGACTAACGGCCACGCCTTTTACAAAAGGTCTCGGATCGGTTTATGAAAATGTTGTATCGACGGTCACGACGAAGCAACTTGTGGATCAGGGTGTATTGGTTCCACTGAAGGTCTTTGTGGCTAAAGAGATCGACATGACAGGGGCAAAGAAGGTAGCCGGGGAATGGTCACAAGGCGAAGCCGAGAAGCGCGGGATGGTCATCACTGGAGATATCGTTGCTGAATGGATTAAGAAGACTCATGAGGTCTTTGGTAAGCCAGAAAAAACAGTCGTGTTTTGTTCTGGTGTTGCACATGGTGCTGACTTAGCAAGGAAGTTTGGAGAACAGGGGTACAACTTTGTAGCTGTTTCTTATTTGGACGATGACAAGTTCAAACAGGATGTCATCACAGAGTTCAGCAAACCAGACACAGAGATTCATGGGCTGATTGCAACGGACATCTTGACTAAAGGCTTTGATGTGCCTGATGTGAAGATCGGGGTGAGTGCCAGACCGTTCAGTAAGTCTTTGTCTTCCCATATCCAACAAATGGGGCGTGTGATGCGCGGATCGCCTGGTAAGGACTTTGCCCTATGGCTCGATCATTCGGGCAACTACGTGCGTTTTAGGGACGAATGGGAGGAGGTTTTCGAGGTTGGCGTAAACGAGTTGGACGACGGCAAAGAAAAAGCCAAGAAGGAACCCACCGAGAAGGAGAAGGAAGCCAGTAAATGTCCTGTCTGCTCGGCGTTATGGCCTAAAGGGTCGGATACTTGTGCGAACTGTGGTCATGTGCGTGATCGGAAGAACAAAGTATCTTCCGTGGCGGGAGAACTGACTGAACTAGGCGCGATGACCAGAGAGCAGAAACAGGACTTTTGGAGTCAGCTTAGATATAAAGTAATGTATGACGGTTGGAGGGATGGACGAGCAGCACACACGTTTAAAGACAAGTTCGGCGTATGGCCTCGAGGTTTGGACGATAAGACCGTGAAGCAACCAACGGTAGAGACAGAACGGTTCATCAAACAACGGCTGAGACATTTCTTATACAAGCAAAGGAAAATCTAATGGACTTCGTATCGTTTTGCAGGGGGCATGGCATCATCATCGATCAGACACCACCTATTGGGGTTTGGAAACGATACAGAACTGAGGATCACCCGAATAAGAAGAACGGCGCGGTGAAATGGATGGGGACTTACGGTTTTGTTCAGAACCATGCCTTGGATACAGCGGTGTCGGTGTGGCAGTCTAAAAACTCGGAAGGTAAGTTTGAGAAAGTCATTAGAGTTGCGACTGATAAGACTCGGGAGACGCAAGACCGCGCAGCAAAGAAAGCAGCGTGGATTTTGAACCAGTGTGAATTGTTCACCCATGAATACTTTTTAAGAAAAGGTTTTCCGGATGAACGTGGGAATGTTTGGTTCAAAGACAATGAAAAGATCTTAGTGATCCCTATGCGGATAGGGACTCGCTTGGTTGGATGCCAGATGGTCACAGAGCAGGGAGAAAAGAAGTTTTTGTTCGGGCAGAAAACTAGTGGTGCTGAGTTTGTGTTTGATAATAAAGGCCCAAACTTTTGGTGCGAAGGGTACGCGACGGCTTTGAGTTTGCGGATGATATTAAAGTCAATGAAGCGGCGATACACGATTCACGTTTGCTTTTCTGCTCACAATATGGCGAAGCTAGCCAAGGATGGGTACGTGATTGCTGACAACGATGCGAGCCAGACGGGTGAAACGGTAGCGAAGCGGATTGGCTTACCGTATTTCATGCCACCGGATGTAGGTGATGATTTCAACGACTACCACCGGAAAGTCGGGATATTAAAAGCCGGATTATCGCTGACTAAATCACTGCGTCTGTAAAGCGTAGAAGACCCCTTCGACTTTCATGTGGGAGGGGTTTTCCCGTTCGGTATGCTTTAGGAACATGAGCATTTCCATACCGAGAGAATAGCTCGCCTCGCCTGGCCCATAGTGATCGGCACAGACTCGTACAAAACCATTTTCATCTTCCATCAAATAGATGGCGAACATTGTTTTCATCATGACCCCAATAAAAAAGCCCCCGAAGGGGCATAAGTTACTTTGAAAACCATCTTCGCACCAGCACAAGTGCGGCGATTAGCATGGCGATTAAATCAAGTGCAAGGTTAGTTAAAAACCTCATAGTGGTTCTAATGTGGCTTGTTGCATCTGTTCTGGCGTTGGATCATTCAACGCGTGCCATTCAAGCCAGCCATACTTAGGATTCCGGACGCACAAGTCGTAGAGCCATACATTCGCATGAGGCGATTTAAATTTGATAATGTCGCCTTCAAACGTAGGTTTGAAAGAAGCGTTAGTTCCATTGGTCATAATAGGCCTCAAATGAAGTAAAAGCATGTCGCGCCAAGGGCAACGCCGAAGGCGATAGCAACTAACCAATCTACAAAACAACTCATAGCGTTATTTCCAATTCAGTTGCAATGTTCCAAGCCAGTGTATAAGCATGGTTTTTAACTAAATCTGAATCAGGGCCAAATGAATCAAGCATTTCCTCATAGTGGCTTTCTTCATTGTTCAATGTATAAACAATGAGTTTGGTAATGCTCTCAAGAGTGCTTTGTTTCATGACAGTTGCTCCAGAAAATCTTCATCTTCGCGTTTGCCTTTTCGCGTTTCAACTTCTATCCATTGTTCATAGAAGTCGCATAGCGGATCGGGATTCAGGCCGTTAGCCTCGCAATATTCCCAAAGCAGGATGAAAGCAGCAAGCCATTCACGTTGATCGGACTTCAAGTAATCACCGCGCTGGAATAAAAGTTCATCGGCTGATAGGTTCGGTATCATGGCATCCCCTTAAAAGTTAACTTCTAAACGGTGGACGCTGTATACGTAATCTTCTAACTCGTAATCATCAAGTGCGTCAACGTCTGTCCTACCATTTTCGCCAACTTCAACGCATCGATAGATTCCGCCGAAGTGTTCGGATTCTCGATATATCAAACGATGCGCCTTTACATGATCGGAGTAGTCGTACCATTTAACGCTTTCTGCGTCGAATGTTATCGTAGGTTCAGTAAGTCCTAAAGCAACTTCATCGAGTGCGGCCTCAATATTTGCATCTTTCAGCGAGTGCAAATGTTCAATGTATTTTGCGCGATCATCGTAGGATTTAAATCGAATGATGTACGCAACGTCTGACCTATAGCCCATGTTTTATCCCCTTATAAGTTGATGCAAAGTGCATCCCATAGCCCACCTATCAAATGGGCTATAAGTTGGACTATGCTGCTATCTTTTGGGGATGAAACGTCCAATCAGGCAAGTAGGGGAAATCATCATCTTGGCGTAGTGGCATGATTACACCAATAGCACCCTGGCCTAAGTTAGATACCAAAGATCCGGATTGGCCGTTATGATGCAGCGTAGGAAATTGATCTTTCTTTCCAGAAAGTAACGTCGTGATTTTCCCGAAAATCATGATGTACTCTGGCTTGTATTGTGCGGCCTCTTTAGACTGATTACGTGGGATAACACGTCGCCAGTCTGGATAACGGCCATCCACAAGTCTGGATGTTGCGGACGTTGATCCGGTTAGGGTAACGTTGATAAGACCTTTAATTGTCCTATCACCTTCTATTTTGTCTGGCTCTTGGATGATTGATAGTTCAAGGGGAAATTCGATTTTCCCTGCCTTGATCGGATTAACGGATTCAAAGATAGTCCGATCGATGATGTATTCACCGTCGATAAGGTTTTCGCCTTCGATTGGCACGGCCAAGAGCGTATGGCCTTGGGTAGCAACTAATGTGGCTTTTTTCTGGCTCACGTCCAGACAAATGCTATTGAGATAGTATCGGATGTCACCTTTAGCGGCTGTTAGCAGTAAGGCCTTGATTGTCGAATGATTGATTGAAAATTTCATGATATCCCCTTAAAAAAGGCCCGAAGGCCTGGAAGTTTAAATTTCACCAATAGCTTGTAGATCTTCTAACTCAGTGACAAGGCCGTCGAAATCTTCGGATGGGCCTAATACGCTGGCAAGCGTAAATACAATTTCCGTTTCAATGCCCATTTCATCGGCCAACGTTTCAAGGTAATCACGACGTGACTTGTAACCTTCTGCAATGTATATGCTCATGTTATCCCCTTAGTTTTATGATGCTGGATTGCACCCAATAGCCCACCCTCGATGGGCTATAAGTTGAAATCAAGCCTCTTGGATTTCATCTTCAAGATTGGCAATCAGATGATTGGCGATTTCCCACCATTCAACGTCAGACAAAAAAGCCAGTGCGTAATCCCTGGCAAGACCTTCTGTTGATGTTTCATAAATAAGGTTTTCGGCGTAATCCCTGGCCAGATCTTTTATCTCACTAGGTGAGTTGATATGGCGTCCGCTGAGTTGGTAGGCGTTAACGCCATCAAATAGTTCAAGATTGATTCTCCAAGTAGCATAATTACTCCAACCGTTGTAACTCATGATTAGTCCTTTCGTTGATGAAGTGTTGATCGAGTAAGTACACTTTAGCTTACTTAATTCTACTTGTCAAGAGGTGGGATCAAGTTTTTTTTGATTTCCGCATTTGTTCCCATTAAACTCAGGCCCACCAATAGCCGAAGGCGAATAGCTTATGAAACTATCACGTCAACAAATAAGAGAATCACTCAATACACTACCAATAGATCAGATACTCGGTAGATCCGTTTCAAAGCAACTAAACCCAAGACAGAAAGCATTTGCCCGAAGGGTCGCAGAAGGTCAGACCAAAGCAGAAGCATACCGACAGACTTACAACCCTAAGCCAGCTCGATCAACCCTAGTGACAAGACCTTATGAGCTGGCCTCAGATCCGAGAATCAAACGCGAGATCGAGGCCTATGAGCTGGCGTTGGAGGCGAGTAAATATCGAACTCCCCTGGCCCTTCGGGAATTGGTAATCCAATCCCTAGTCCAAACCCTGATAGATCCAGAGTCCAAACCAGCGCAACGGGTTAGCGCAGCAAAAGTGTTAGGCACTGTCGCCGAAGTTGGCGCTTTCGTTGATCGAAAAGAAATCACTCACGTTTCATCAAGCGATCATGCGCGCGATCAGATCATGACAGTCCTAAGCGATATGCTCAAAGCAAATGCAATCGACGTAGACCCCACGTCACTGATACAGGAATTAGAAGGAACCCACCCCTCCCCCACCCCCCAGATTGCCGAATCGGAGTCCCCCTCGCATGTGCATACTATTCCCCACGATCTATCCAATTCCGAACCCGAAGATACCCCCACCCCCTCAAAAAATTCCGACCCTATCAGTGATAATTAAAATAGCGAAAATTCAAAAGTAAGAATAGGTACCATCTTCTATGGGGATATATACCAATTTACAGCAATGTATACCTAAACTCCATAAACGTTTATGGAGTTTGTGGTATAGGTTATAGAATATGTGAAATGGTCAGTGTACCAAAGTTCACCAAGAATTCGACATTAGAGGAGTGTATTGAGGTTATGTCGCCGGTACAGAGGGATATGTTTATTTTGATTGACGAGTATTGGAAGAAGTTTGAATACAGTCCCACGTTGAGGGAGTTGGCGTATTTAAGGGGGAAGATGGGGATAGGGAATACGAAACGGATTGTGGATCAGTTAGTGAGGATTGGTGCGGTGAAGAAGGTAGGTAAGAGGGGACGTACGATTAGGCCGGTATATATTAATTTTAGGAATTTAAGTTGATTGATCAGAATGAGCGATAAAAATGAGCGATCAGAATGAGAGTGGATTTAAGTGAGAATGAGTTGAGGGTGGCGCGTATGGTTGCGGTAGAGAGGCAACTGTATGGGAGGAGGAATTATGAGGATAAGAAGAAGATAGATGATGGGTTTCAGGCGGATGTAGACGGCATGGTGGCAGAGATGTGTTTTGGGAAGTTGTTTAATTATTATGTGGATTTGGGGTTGGGTAAGAAGAAGGCGGATTTTGTCTCGAGGAAGGGTGAGACGATTGATGTAAAGAGTACAAGGTATAGGACGGGGAGGTTGTTAGCGACGTTGGATAAGAAGGGTGACCCGTGTGATATTTATGTTTTGATGGTGGTTGATGATCAGGGTGGTTGGTATAGAGGGTATGTGAGGAAGGAAGAATTATTTAGAGATGAGAATATAAAAGACTTAGGAAGAGGCGCGGGGTACGTGTATGAAATTAAATGACTTGATACAGAAGCTACCTGTGGCGGAGCAGGAGAAGTTATTAAGTCAGGTGATGGCTTATAAGAGTGCTGTGGAGAGGGAGCAGTGTCAGAAGAGTTTCTTAACGTATGTAAAGAAGATGTGGCCTGGGTTTATAGGTGGAAGGCACCACGCTTTGATGGGCAAGAAGTTTGAAGAGATCGCAGAAGGAAAGGTGAAGCGGTTAATTATTAACATGGCACCAAGACATACAAAGTCTGAGTTTGCCAGTTACTTATTACCGAGTTGGTACTTAGGGAAGTACCCAAATAGGAAGGTGATACAGAGTTCTAACACGGCGGACTTAGCGGTTAATTTCGGAAGAAAGGTTAGGAATCTAGTTGTCAGTGAGCAGTATGCAGAGGTATTTCCTAACGTGTCCTTAAGACAAGACAGTAAAGCCGCAGGTCGGTGGGCGACGAATCACGACGGCGAGTATTTTGCTATTGGGGTGGGAGGTACGGTGACGGGTAAGGGAGCCGACCTATTAATTATTGATGACCCACACTCAGAACAAGAAGCGACGTTAGGCGATCCTTCGGTCTTTGATAAGGTATTTGAGTGGTATACCTCTGGACCAAGGCAGCGTCTTCAGCCTGGTGGGACCATTGTCGTGGTGATGACGCGCTGGTCAGATAGAGATCTGACGGGAAAAATTATTAGCGAAGCGGCTAAGAGGGATAGACACGAAGAGTGGGAAGTCATAGAACTGCCTGCGATTATGCCGAGTGGTAATCCTTTATGGCCTGAGTTCTGGTCGTTAAAAGAATTAGAGGCTTTAAAGGAAGAACTACCTCCTTCTAAGTGGAATGCACAATATCAACAGCAACCCACTGGCGAAGAAGGTGCCATCATTAAAAGAGAGTGGTGGAAGATCTGGGAGAAGGACGATCCGCCGACGTGTGAATTTATTATTCAGAGCTGGGACACCGCATTTACTAAGAGTGAGAGGGCAGACTACTCAGCCTGTACGACGTGGGGTGTGTTTTATAAAGATGAAGATAAACGAGACGCTAATATTATTATGTTGGATGCGTTTCAAAAAAGGATGGAGTTTCCTGAGTTAAAAGACAAAGCCTTGAGCCAGTATAAATACTGGGAGCCTGATGCTTGTATTATTGAAGCTAAAGCTGCTGGCGCGCCGTTGGTGTTTGAATTAAGACAAATGGGCGTTCCTGTTTCGGAGTACACCCCTGTGAGGGGAAATGATAAGTTTGTGAGGATTAATTCTGTATCTGATTTATTTCGATCAGGTAAGGTCTGGCGACCTGAGACACGATGGGCTGATGAGGTTGCTGATCAGATGGCGGCGTTTCCTAACGCAGAGCATGATGACCTCGTAGACTCAAGTGTTCAAGCACTGATACGATTTAGACAGGGCGGGTTTTTAAGATTAGCTTCTGATGAAGAAGACGAACCGCAAACATTTAAACGCAAAGCCTATTACTAAGGATAGATCATGTTAGATAAGCCCCTCGAGCCGTTAATGTCTGATGACTCAGCGATTGAAATTGAAATTGAAAATCCTGAATCCGTAACGATTGGTATGGATGGATTAGAGGTTGTAATAGAGCAAGGTGACGAAACAGCAGAAGACTTTGACGCTAACCTGGCGGAATATATGTCTGAGTCAGAACTTCAAACACTGGCATCAGATTTAATGGGTGAAGTAGACGCAGATATCCACTCAAGAAAAGACTGGGTTGATATGTATGTCAAAGGCTTAGAAGTTTTAGGCATGAAGTATGAAGAGCGGACTGAACCTTGGAATGGTGCCTGTGGTGTATTTTCTACCCTATTAACTGAAGCGGCGGTAAGGTTTCAATCAGAAATGATTATTGAAACGTTCCCTGCACAAGGTCCAGTTAAAACTGAAATTATCGGACAGATAACAAAAGAAAAAGAAGACTCAGCAGAACGTGTCCGAGACGATATGAACTATCGTTTAACAGAAACCATTCCAGAATACAGACCTGAACACGAAAGGATGTTATTTAATTTAGGTCTAAGCGGCGCTGCTTTTAAGAAGGTTTACTACGATCCTAATCTAGGACGCGAGACTTCTATATTTATCCCGGCTGAAGATGTCATTATTCCTTACGGCGCTTCAGGTGCGAGAACAGCGGAACGTGTTACGCATATGATGCGTAAGACTAAAAACGATATCCACCGT